AGATATATTATACTCCATAATCTAGTAATTGTACACAGTTTTTTAAAATTATTTTCGTATATAAATCAATAACTTAAAAAATAAATGCAACTTTTCTGTTCCAAGGTAAGTTGCCAACCCGTCAGATCATGCTGCTAGAGCGTATTCTGAAGGTGCAAAGTTATCGTTTGCAGTTATAGTGTTTGATCTATACGCGATCACCCGGTAAACTCCACTTCCCTTTCACACCTGTCGATTCCTAGTTCAGCCCCATCATAAAAACACTTATTAAATGTCCTTATGGTGGAGCTGTCGGGATTCGCACCCGAGTCCAGTATGTGGCCACGTTGCTTCAACGTTTACAAAACTATTTATTTAGAAGCTACTTTCTTTTTAGTAGTTCTTTTCTTTCTAGTTGCTTTTTTCTTTGGAGGTGTTTTACCATCAACATAAGCTTCATTCACACTAGGTGTAGCTGGATCATCAGCAACAAAATGACCCTTTGAGTTACGAGCTCTTTTACCAGTGGCAGGAACTTCTTTTTCTACTCCAAAGATTTTTCTAATAAAACCAAACATAATTATTTCCTTATTGACTATTGCCAATATTGTATTTTGGACACAACTCCCATTCGTGTTTGTCTCTATGAGAGATTACCTTAATTTGACGCAAGGGTGCTACATTGACAGCTTCTTCAGGTTTCACAATAGAAATGAGTCCCCAGTCAGAAAGCAATGTTGCAATAGTATTACGCCTTTGCACATCATTTTCAGTTAGATTCGATGGTTTCGAATCCAATAAAAATAATTCTTTAAAATGAACTATAAAATATCTACCTTGTTTATGTAGAATATGACATGATTGATATAGTTTTCTATCTTTACGAGATGCAACACCAATCCTCGTTAGTGTTTCTCTTACTTTTAAAAAGTCATCAGGCTCGTTCAGAGAGATTTCCAGCATCATGGCTGGAGACCAATCATGAATTTCGTTATTATTATTTTCCACCTTTAAACATCCTCTTTTTCAATTCATCTATTTGATCATCAGAAAGTAGGGAGAGAACTTGGCGGGCTTTTTCATTGCTATAGCCATAATATTCTTTCACTACACTCAACGCGTCAGGGTCAGTATTCTTTGCCCATTTGCTAAAACGTTTCCGCTTTCTGATAATATTTATAAGAAAATCAAATTGAAGGCGATTATCTAGGTGGTGATACTTATTCATCTCATTTGCATAAAGAACAGTATCTTGAAAGTAAGAAAGACCACGGTTGACCATAAAGGAATTATATTCTTCCTCCGCAATATCATCAACCATAATATCTTTCTTTGAATAATTAATTGAGTTTAAGTAATCAAAAAAATTCATAATATAAAACCAATTATTAGAATCCACCAATAATTTGCTGAAGCTTTTCTTTAGTCAAATCATTAGTGTTAATATTTTCTAAGTTATTATAAAGCACTGGAACAGATCGATGGCCTTGTTCTACTACAAAGTTACGAGCATTCATGTCTTGCTCAATATTCACTTCTTCATATTCAACATTCCATGATGCTAGCTGGTTTTTTAGCTTTACACAATTCGGACAATTATTTTTTGAATAAACTGTTAGCATTATTGAAACTCCACATTTGCCATTACTTCTGTCATACATGCAACCACATTTAATTCATGGTCTGCAACAAAAGCAGTTTTGTATTGATAATCAGCCAAGATCAAAACAAGTTGAGGAATTGACTGTGGTACTATATATTCGTTCATCGAATCGTAGATTTTACGAAAAATAGCTTGTGGTTCAGTATCAATATTATTAACAACCCATTGACGCATTCCTTTGAAGTCTTTATCTTTCAAAGTTTTCATAAGAGTTTTAATGTTAGTATCTGAAAGATTTACCAACATTCCTGCGTCAATTTTGCCAGAAACAGAATATCGCTGAAGTTCGTTTAGAACTCTACGCCAATCTGGAAAATGCTTGGTAATTAATTGTGCAACAGCATCTGGTACGAATTCAACATTTTCTTTTTGAAGAATTTCAGTTGCACGCTTAAAAAATTGGCCAGCTAAATCGGGTTTTTGGTCATTGGGAATAGCAAATTCATATACCGAACAACGAGAATGCAATGGTTCAATAATACGATTTTTGAAGTTACATGTAAGAATGAAACGACAATTATTTGCAAATTCCTCAATGAAACCACGAAGTGCTGGCTGAGTCGATTGAGGATTGAGGTAATCAGCCTCATCGAGGATAACTACCTTGTAGCCACCCTGCAGTGAAACAGTAGAGGCAAACTGCTTCACTTTGTTACGCAAGGTGTCAATGTTTCCCTCTTCCGAACCGTTAATTAGAATATAATCTAAGTCGAGCTCATTGCACAAAGCTCGAGCAACGGTGGTCTTACCTACACCAGCAGTACCAGTGAAAAGCATATTAGGCAATTCACCGGTAGATACAATCTGCGAAAATGTTTCCTTGAGGGAATGAGGAAGAACTGATTGTTCAATAGTACGAGGTCGATACTTTTCGACCCATAGAAAGTCTGACATGTTTGCTCCATAACGAATTTATTATATTATACCACATTTTTGCTGTGGTGTACATCACTGTTGTGCAAAAAGATAAAATTGATCAGCAGTCAAAGTTCCAGTATGTCTAGATTTTTCTTGTGCATTTTCCAAAAGAACTAAAGTTGGTAATGCTTTTATATTATTTCCTTCTGCTAATTGAGCATTCATTGGATGAGCGTCAACATTTACTCTCATAATTGGAACGCCTGGATCTTTAGAAGCATTAATAATATCGTCCATTGTTTTACAATGTGGACAACCATTACTTTCAAATTTAAGAAGAACTTTACCTTCCATTGGAATTTCAAACACTTCTTCTTTATTTAATTCTGTTCCATGATTACAATCTGGTCCATGAACATGTTCTTCTGGTTGACTTGAATATCTACCCATAATATTACCTAAGAGGTCACTGACTCATAGAGCTCTTCGATCTCTTCCTTTTCTTGTTGAAACTGAGCAAAGTTTTGTTTATGATACATTGTTGCCAGCTTATTTAAGTATTTCTTTTCAATATCAACATTATCTGCAAGATCGTCAATAATATTCTTCTGAAGATCTTTTTCAGCATCAATACGAGTTGCTGAATTAGACCATTCTTTCATAGCATCTAGAATTACTTTACGTTGATCAGGATTATTCACTATCATTTTCAGAAGGTTCTCCAGTTTCAGCTGTTGCTTGTTGTTCCGCTTGGGCGGCTCGTACGAATGTAGCAAATTTGTCATAGGTTTGTCCCACAAAAGAAAGTTCATTAGCTTTGAATACACCACGTTCAGTTGCAGTATTAATAATCTTCAAAACGTTTACTAGATCATCTACTTCTAGTTCCATATTAGCCTCCAAAGGTTGAATTCTTTTCAAGAGCTACCCAATATTCAATTGGCTGATTTTTAGCTTTGAAATTTGAAATAAGTTTATCTGAAATAGAAACTTCGTAATCATCAGCAACAAATTTAAAGTTGCCAATATTGAAAATAAAATTGCATGTAATATCTTCACCAACTTCACCTTCTAGATCAATTTCATAAGAGTTTGATGTAGAGTCTTTAGTATCTGTAACTACCAATTGTGGATTACTACCTGGTTCACATTTTACAACAACATCAGTTACGCCAAGTGCACTTGCCGCTTTTCGAAGATTAGACATTTCTTCAGCTGAAATTGTAAATGATACCGGACACGCAGGCATTACAATATCTTTACTCGGTGAAGTTAAAATGGAAGGTTCAGAAAAGAAATATTTAACAGCACGTTTACCTTCAGTTACTCGAACTGATTTAAACTCATTGTCAAATAGAAGATCTGGATCTTCAAACATATTCACAACACCTAGAAATTCATTCAAATCATATACACCAATTTGAGATGGAACATCTTCGGCAATATTAGCAGAGGCCATAATAGTTTTTGACTCTGACATTGTTTTCACAGTTTGTCCTGGATTCAAAACAATGTTGGAATTAATACCAGCAAAGTTTTTAAGCACAGACAAAGTTTCATTACTTAGTTTCATTTTTTAGTTTTCCCATAAGCATATTTTGCTGCTTGATCCCACTCTTCTGGAGTAGCATCGTCAATTGAGTCACCAGTAAGAGTGACAGTTGTAGCAGAGTCAAGATCAATAGAAATTGTATCATCACCCATACTATAAGTACTATTATAACCTATATCACTAACACTGTACATAGTAGACAGTGAAATAGTATCATTATCTGAAATATTAATATCGCCAATGTCAAAATCAATTTCTCGATTTTCTTCATCATGGCAATGTAAAGCAATAAGAGCATAGTGTAAGATCTTCATTAGATCTTTTCGATTTGCTCCATCTTTATGCCCATAACGTTGAGCATATTTAAGAACATTACCCAAAGCAAATCCCATTCCATGACCAGAGTCAATAATAAACTCTGTTGCTTGAAACTTGTTTTGAGAATAATGCTGATTATAAGTATTATCAACATAGTTTTGGAGATCTTGAATTAGATCTCCTTCATTAAATTTATAATCAACCATTAATAGCGGCCTCCAAAATATCATTTAGATCTACCTCGTCGGTAGTTTCTTCAGTGGGTTGAGCATCTACCTTTGAATATAAATCAATAAAGGCGACTTTAGTATCTTCGTCAAAACGATTTACACAAAGCTCAATTGCTTTTTGACGATCATTGAAAATTGCAAAGCTTTGAATAATATGGCATAAACGTCGAGTAGAAACAATCTCATCCACACCACCATCTTCAAAAGTTTTACGAATGGTTTCACTCCAAACAGTAAGTAGTTCTGCAAATTCTTTATCAACACATTCAAACTTTTCCATATGCTTTATAACAATTTTGCGTTCTACAGACTGTGAAGGATAAGGTTGCTCGAGGGTGATTGTAAAGCGCTCAAGGAAAGCTTCATCAATAATAGTCGCAGCAATGAAGCGACCATCATCAGAACCTTTACCTTTAGTATTTGCTGTAGCAATCACATTAAACCCAGATGAAGGAGAAACGACCTCACCAGTTTTTTTGATGAGAATGGGTTTACCCTCGAGCACTCCTTGAAGACACATGATTTTATTTGATCCACGATCGATTTCATCGATGAGGAGAATGGCGCCGCGTTCCATTGCTTTAATAACGGGACCTTTGTTAAATACAGTCTCACCGTTAACGAGGCGGAATCCACCGATCAGATCATCTTCATCTGTTTCAGGAGTTATTTGAACTCGTACATATTCACGATTGGCTCGAGCACAAGCTTGCTCGACCATCATGGTTTTACCATTACCTGAAAGACCAGTAATGTAAGTAGGATAAAAAAGACGAGATTGAATAATTTTTTCAACGTCTTTAAAGTTACCCCAAGCAACATATGTATCTTCTTTTGATGGAATAAAAACTTCGTCATTCATGACCGAAGATACTGTTGTCATAGGTTTTACTTCCTCTTGCTTAAAGGGTACAATTTGAGCAGTCAAGCTATAAACGCCACGCTTTACTTTTGGTTGTGCTGTAACGTATTTATACACTGGACTTGCTTTCATGCCAATAGTTTTGGCAACATCAATTACTTCTTGAGGCTTGAAGTCAGTGCGATTAGGGAAAACCCGAGAAAGTTCGGTCATAAGTTCACGTTCATTAATCATAATATAATCTCCATCATCATCATTATATAATATATTCTACCACAACTCTCAGTAAATGTAAACAGTTTTTTTCACTTTTTTTTCATTTTTATGCTACTATTTCAGCAAATTTAGTAGCTAATATACGATTTCCCTTTTTAGAGTTAGCATGTTTTTTAAATGCTTTGGTAATTTGAGCTTTTGACGCATTTGGATCAATTTCTAGATCTTCGATATCTGTATCAAGAGAACGACGATCAGCTTTTACTACAAAGAAACGATCGTATCCAATTGTATTATCCATTGACAAAAACTTTTGCTTATTATAAATTTTACGCTTAGCGCTAAATTCATCATGAGGAATATATTTTTCAGAAGTTCTAAAGATTGCGCTATTAAAGTCATAGTTGCGTTCTGCTAAACGATAACCAATTGTGGTAACACCTTTTCTACGTAATTCATTGAGAAGGTGAGCTGTACATGAATTAGAATCGCGATGGATTTTAGAAAGCTTACCACCATTATCAATAATCATATGACGAGAATAAGAGTAGTAATCATCACGTTGTACACGAACATTACGACCATCTCCATCAGTCAATAGAACATAGTTGATTTTTTGAACTGGAAACTTAGAGCGAAAGCTATTCACAATGTAGTCAGAAGCCATTAGTATTTCATTCAATGGTGTGCCACCAAAACCCTCTACACGAGAAGTAATGCTATAATAACCTTGAACATCGATTGTACGAAGATATAACATTTTGAAAGCTTGTTCAAATTCAGCCTTTTTCAAAGAAGAAGAAAGTAACTCAAAAATACGAGTATCAGTATGATCTACTTCGCTATTTGTTAAAGGAGAATATGTACGACCACAAGGATCACCAGAAGTAAAGCCATAAATTTCAAAAGGAATACCAACCTTTTTGCAAAACATTGCAAGATTGAGAGTTTGCTTAATGGTATCACCCAAGATACGATCCATAGATCCTGAGTAATCAATCATCATAATCATACCATGTGATTTAGCATCAGCTAGATTAGTTACCTTTGCAAAGATGTCGTCATTATATTTGTAGCTATAAAGCTTACCAACATCAAGGGCACCAGTGCGAGCTGTTTGTGCTCGTTGAGTACGATATGCAGCTTTACGCATTTCAAACTCTTTAGCCATCAAACCAGTAGTGCGTTTTGTTTCGTCAAGAAAAGCTTTATAGTCTTCTTCAATAATAATTGGATGTGATGAGGAAAACTCTGCGCGAGCTTTTTTAACATCTTCGTACGTGAAAAGCATTTCTTTAAATTGTTTATGAGTAATTGATTTCACGTACATTGGCTGACGACCACTATCATCTTGCTCTAGAAGTTTGCTTTCATTAGAGCGAAATGCATCATCAGTTTCTACAGTTTCTGGAGATTTATTGCCAGCAATATCTCCACCTTCTGAATTTTGTGTTTCAACAGATGGATTACCAGAATTTTCGTCTTTATTTAATTCTTCTGGTTTTTCCTCTGTGTTCCCTGATCCCATCCCTTCGGAAGTTTCATTTTCTTCTCCATTTTGCTCAGAGCTCTCTGAGTCTCCCATAGATAATAGCTCGCTCTCATCTGAGAAATCTTCAATTTGATTTTTCGAATCACTCGACTCAGCATTATTTTTCTCCTGCTCTTTCATATAGTCATATAGTGCTTTACAAGCAGCAATGACATCTTCCCAAGTATTCACAGCCATCGCCATATCTACTAAAGGTTGTTCTTCTGAAGAAAATTTTACTTCAACTAAATCGCGAAGTTTTGCTTTAATATTAATACGATCAACAAGTGAATAT